TCATTTTTTCTGACCGCCAACTACCGGCACTATTTTAGTTTTCCTGTCATAAATCGCCGTTTGTCTCGAGTTCTTATGTCCGGATATCGCCTGCTTTTCTTCCAGACTACCTTCCAGATCAGAGATGCCTTTCGCTTTCAGATCGTGAAAGGTGAAGTCTATCTGCAGATGAGGGTATTTCTCCTGTGCCGCTATTTTTGCGTCGCGCCAGCGTGAGTTAAAACCGTCGCGGGAATACTTACTCCCTGCTGGCTGGTGAATAACAAACAGGCTACTAATCCCTTGCTTTAATGGCAGAGCACGAGCCAGGGTGACGGCGGCGCGCAGGCGAGGGGACCAGGCTTTGATTTGCTTCACTCCGGTTTTACCCTGGCGGATATAGATCCCGGCTTCGCGCAGTTGGTCTTCTGTTAAAGACAGAACATCGCTTTGCCTGGCCACACACAAATAAGCGATCTCCATGGTGGCCCGTACAACGTCAGGAGCAACATCATAAACCGCCTGATATTCTTCATCGGTTATGTAGCGTTCGCGGGCAACCTCTTTAAACTGTTTTACCCCCTGGCACGGATTGCGCTGGACATACCCCCGCTCATATCCCCAACGGAAGACACGGGATAGGAAACTCTTTTCCCGGTTTGCCTGGGTACGGCTGGAAAGTCCACGCTGATCCATATAACGGCGGATGTGCTCGGGTTTTATCTTGTCCGGATCCACCTTGCCAAAGACCGGTAAAACTTTACCCGCATATTTCGTGTAGTCCTTTCGTGTTTCCGCTGACAAATCCATGAAGTCAGGCGAGGACATAAACTGATCGGACAGGGCCTGAAATGTCTTTCTCTCGGCTTCCTCGCCTATTGTTTTTTCATATGCAACCCAGACCACCGACTGCGGCTCACTGAGAGCGCACAGGCGGATAGCTTTGTTGTCTTTGGTCCTGAACTCAAAAGCGGCTTTTCCCCGGTATACGCGGGGCGGCATCCAGTTATCTGCGTGGTTCTTACGCTTTCCGGCCATGGTATACGGCTCCGAAATCAGGTTCATCGTCTTCCTGCGGAGCATCCTGGCGTCCGCGGTATTTAACAGGGTTCATGAAATGGCCCCATGTTGTTTTGGGGTGGCCGTCTGCTCGTTCAATGAAGAAGATCCCAGCCCGGCGCAGCGCCTCACATTGCTTGGATTTAAGTGGGGTCCCCGTCAGTTCGATCATTTCCTCGCGGGTGATGATGTCGTGATCGTGTCTCATGGTCTTTCCTCAGCGTGCGGGCTATAGCGTTATCTGCCTGTTCGCAAGCGCGTTGAATATCCGACTGGGTCAGGGTCCGTTTTCTAACGCTGGCTGATAGCCTGCCAATTTTGATATCGAAATCTGAAAGTAGAATAGCCCCTGGTTGCCATCGAAGCATTGTGGTCTCCGTTGATAAGGTGGACCACAATGCTAACGACAGCTGCGGGTTATTTCTGATTAGGCTTAATCAGGTTTGGTTTATTGAGGAATGCACCTTTCTCCCGGGTTATCTTCACGTTTCGGGGGAAATGCATCCCGAGTTCGCTGCGCGCGAACGCCTCGATGATGGCATTGGTACCGTCTGGTAAAACGACGTGCACCGCATCGCCTTGCTTCAGTGAAAGTTTAAGCATATCAGCGCACCTGCAGTGAACGTTCGCCGATCTCAATATGGGCGCCAGGAACCGGGTTTAAGAGCTCTTCCGGGATTTCCCCACCATCTGCGGTAATTTGAGCCGCTGCCGCTTCTGCTGACTCGATAGCCTCTTTGATTGCCTTCTTGTCAGGCGCAACCACTGTCTGAACGGTCACCAATTCATCTGGGAGTAAATCAACGTTATCGATCACCACGTTGATTGCACCTTTACGGGCGGTGAAGGTGTTTTTTGCCGTTTTGACGGTATCCTGCCCGGCGGCCAGAAGGCACTGGAGAACATATTTCTTCAGGTTGGCGATATTACCTTCGAATGACTTTTTACGGGCGGCAAGGCGTTTGGCTTCTTCGTCGCAGGTTTTCGCCAGACCTTCAAGGTTGCGAACATGGACGAATACCGCATCCAGTTTGTCGCCGAGCTGCAACTCGAGCCCCTCCATTGTATCGGCGATCATTTCAGCTGACAGACCAGAACCGTCTTCGTTTTCCAGAAGCGCCTGGAGTTTAGACATATCAGCGGCGATAGCAATTGCAGTTGTGGAAGTCATTATGCTTTCTCCTCGGCTTTTTTCAGTTCTTTAATGCGGCCGTCTTTAATCGTAATGAGTCGGCGCAGGCGGCCAGACAGGTAGCGTTCATGTTGTGCGTCACCGTTGGCCTGTGCGGCCTTAATGTGAACATCGATTTCACGTGCGATAGGGGAGAACACACCGTTTATTTCGTTCACTGTCACGCCATGTGCCAGTGTGTTAGCAACCCGGCTAAGTTTGTCGTCAAACTCCTGGCGAAGACGTGCTGCGTCTTCTGCAGTTTCGCTGGCATTCTTCAGATCAAACTCTGCCTTGTTTCTCTGGCGGTATTCCAGGTTGTCGTAAAGCCCCATAAAGATATCGCCGCTGAATCCGAGGCCGGATAACGCCTTTTTAGTGGCATCGGTAAGGGATTTTTTAGCGGCTTCCCCATCGCAGATCGGGCCGTATTTGCTGCTGTAAATGTAGGGTGTGCAGCCGTAGGCGTATTCTTCTCCGCGAACATCGTTTACCAGATACCAAAGGCGAATTTTCATTACGTGATGTTTTTCAGTGAGGAACCCGCCATTACCATCTGAGATCAGTTCCCATGTATTGTTACCGTCATTTCCTTTTACCGTCCGTGTAATTGGCGCTCCATCGTCAAAGCGTTCTTCCAGTATATCGACGCCCCAGCCGCTTCCTTTCAGGCCGAACTCACGGGTAGCCAGCATCGTAAGATACGTGCCGTTGATTGAGGTGCCGCCGCCGTTTTGCGTGAATGCTTTGGTAAAGCGCTCATCAGTTTTGAAGACGCGTTTCCACAGCGCCAGGTTGTCCTGTTCGGTGCCTGGACTACCGACTGAACGCACGACTTCTTCAGCGCTAGGCATGGTTTCTTTCTGGTTTATTTGCTCAACCAACTGCTCCGCATCATCAGCAATTTTTTGCGCTTTGACGTTCAGTTTTTCCTCGGGTTCGCTGGCGCTGTTATTGTCTGACGCATAAACGCCATAACCCATATCGTTAAGCGCCTCACGTGCCTGTTTCGCCTGGGTATCGGTTACAACAGGCGGCGGCACTTCCGCTTTTTCTCCCTCATTTGAGGCGGCGTTTTGTACCACCGATTCCTGTTTCACCGTTCTGGCTTCGGTTTCTTCAAATCGGCCATTGGCTTCCAGCCATGAATCAATATAGCGGCGCAGGCTGTCAGGGAAATGGTGGGTATCTTTCGCTGGGGCATTTTGCACGACACCAAAGATACTGGCCCGATCGTATTTCAGAATCTGCTCAGTCGTCCGGAGCGCCATAGACCACCGTTTAAAATCCTCGCGGTCATCTGCAATTATCTTTTCTGCATCACGGAGATTGCCACACAGTACCGGCGCGTTAGGTGCAACAGGGAGAAGGGCAACTGCTATCTCCTGATCCAACGTCGCATAGGTATGTTTGTAGCCGCGCTGGGGCGCAACGGTAAAACCAGCATCACCGCCGTCGGGGTTACTGGTACTGAGTGAAGTTGATTTATTTTCAGTGAGTATTTCTTCGCGTTTACCCGGATTTTCGAGCCACCGCCTAATAAACTGAGAAATAGCCGATTTCCCCGGCGTCTGATTTTCAAAGTTGGCAAAGATCCCCTGAATCAGGTTATTTAATCCTTCTACGTGCATGTGTCGAACTGGCTCGTTGTTATGCAGAGCAGATAACACGTTAACGTTAAAGCGATCTTCTTCTTCAAGTTCCCCGCCATTGCTATTCAGGTTATCCAGATAATCGACAACCTGAGAATAAATATTGCCGTCGATCTGGGCTGTACTGAATAGCAGCACCGCGGCAAAGCGTTCGCCGGGTGATACCTTCATCAGATCGATAACTTCATCGCCTGCTGGCAGATCGGTGGCGTCGCCATTCTGGATTTTCGCCACCCATTTTTCACCGTCAAAGGTATTTTCCTGGGCGAACTGCTCATCGAACAGGCCGACGGCTGGACGCGGTTGCCCGATCGAATCTTCCCAGATTTTGGGTTTGAAATAGTTATCACCATTGGCTGGGTAAACCTCCCAGAGTTTGCCGACCATAATACTTTCGGCAACCTTCTTATTTGGGGCATCAATGGCGATGGCCAGCGGCATGGCGCCGCTGTCTTTGATGGCTGATTTTTTCGGCTCAAAGAGGCCGTGGTAGATGGTCATTGGTCTTTCCTCTTTCGTAACTATTCCGCTGGTTAGGCGTTTTGTTTAATTTCAGGAAGCAGCCCAGAGATCACGCGATCTGCGGTGTTTTTTGCTTCTTGAAGCCGTTCTAGTTCGCTTTCGAGATGAACCTTTTGGCTTTCCGCCAGCTCTTTAATTTCTGATGAATCGACCTTGAGATAGCACTCGCCATTTCTTCCTTCTGCCAAAATCCCTGAGGAGCGGCATTCATTACCGCAAATGTTGATGATTCTGTTTGCGCGTTCCAGGCTATCTTTAACTTCGCGAATTCTTTCCAGTAAATTTTTAATATCCATGGTCTTTCCTCTTGGTTGCAGGCGCTGGTCACGCGCCGGGTAATTAAAACGGAACGTCGTTTTCTTCAATAGGAGAGTGATCGATGCACAGCAGTTGCTGGATCTTGTCATCAACCGCTGCAATTTGGCGCTTAGCATCGGCAGTAATGCTTTCTTTCTGGGCGCGCAGCTGGTCAACCTGCAATGCGATAATATCGAAAGGCTCAGGTTGATTTATCTTGAGACTGATTTCGCGGGTTTCCAGGAGCACATAAGCATCTGGATAGTTTTGTGACATGTCACAGGTTAAGACTGTGAACTTATCAGATGAAAACGTGTTGGTGGTGTAGTGGATGTACAGCTTTACGGGGATGGTAAGCGCTTCCATAGCGACTCCTTGATGATATATACTCAGAGCCGATCGGCGACTCTGTCGTTGGTCTTTCCTCGCTATAGGGTTGGTCCCCTGTAGCACTCCGGGCGGTTTGGTCACTGCCCCGGGTAAATTAGCCCACTTCGGTGGGCTTTTTTACGCCTGAAGGTTGCCGGTCTTTCCCGGCTGTCAGGGCTGGTCAGGCCCGTTGGTCTTTCCTCGTTACTGGGTGCATGCCTTAAAAAAATGCCCGGGGCGCCCGGGCCAAGACTACACACAGCAATTCGTATTCGTTGCGGTCTTTCCCGCATGTCATCGTACTGTCGGCGACCCGAAGAATTCGCGCCTGTCTTTTAACCACATCAGGCTCGGTGGTATGCTGGTTGTTCTCACACCGCCAGCAAGGGTTTTGTTACTATGGCTATACCTAACTGCTCTAAATGTAATTGGCACATATTTGAGATAGTTCCTGCCAATCAGATACCCGGCTCCAACAATCTCATCAATGGTCACAATCACTATTCATTCGTACAGTGCGCATCTTGTGGTGCTGTAGTTAACGTGATCTATCGGGAAACAGTCCCTTCAATGCTCCGACAAATAGCGGATAAATTGGGGATTAGAATCACGAACACTTAATTAGTTTCTTCAATCCAGTTTGCTTCTCGAACCAATGATCCTGCGATGTTGATTACATGCTCGGCTTCAGATTGGTTGCTAGTCTTCTGCTGGGCCAGTTCAAGGATCTGAACTGCCAGCTCGAAGCGTTCCCGGATGCTCATCAGTTTTTTCTCTTCCATATCACACCCTTGAAAATCGATTTTTTTACCCTTAACGCCGGGTCGGCGGAACGTTTCTGAACAACTGCCGCGTGGTTAGTGCGTCGTTGATGTGATGAAGCTTAACTAAAGGTAAGTTGCTGGTCAATGGTAATTGCTTAAAAAATGTTAAGTTCAGAGTGGTGAATTTATAACTAAATGAATTGTATGGCTATTTTTTTTGTGATTTTTTTCTGGTTGCCAGGAGCTCTTCAAATAGCTTGTTAAAGCCTTCAACACGAGACTCCAACTCAGTCAAATGCCGATCCTTTTCAGATTCCGGAAGTGAATCAAATAGATCCAGAAGCTTTAACTGGCGAGAATCAAGTTCTTTCGGCAATTCTTCGGCGGGTGTGGGTGATTGATCTTCATCGCCGTACAAGAGCCAAGTAGGGGAACACTTTAGAGCTTTACTCAATTTGAACAGGTTTTGCCCTCTAGGTTCTGTCTCTCCGTTTTCCCATTTGAAAATGGTGACGTGCGAAACCTTCACAGCATCGGCCAGCCTTTGCTGTGACATATCGAGTTCTGTTCTTCTGCGACGAATACGGTCGTTTAGCTCTGTGTTTTTCATGGGGTTAATGTAAATTAATTTGACTTAGCTTTTGTTAAGTTATAATTTCCAAACAAACGTTAACGAAGGAGGTACCCAGTGCTAACCGAAGATGCAGTTAACTATTTTGGCAGTAAGGCCAAATTGGCGAAGGCACTAGATGTCTCGCAACCAGCTGTTTCACGTTGGGGAACAGTGATCCCTGAAAAGAGGGCCGCTCGTTTGTCACTGATGACTGACGGTGTTCTTGTCTATGACCCAAAGGCTTACCAACTGCCAGCTAAATCAGCTTAACAACTGGCGTGATCTAAATCTGATTACGCTTAATCAATTTTCAGCGACAGGAGACGCGTAGTGGAAAACCTCGAGGAACTGAAACGAGAGATCTTCAACTGGGCAGCAGAAAGCGGGCAGGAATTAGTAGCCATCGAGATCAGCCGTATGTGGTTTCGCCTCGGTGGCAATACTGGCGCGCTGAAGCTGCACCAGATTGAAGACGCAGCGGGAAACGCCGACTGGCGGGCTATCAACAACAATCGGCAACAGATCTTTCGCTGGCTGCGTGGCGAGACGAAAGCGGCCAGAACTAAAACCCAGACGCTGGCGAAAGCGATGGAATCGGCACTGCCGGCAGAACGCTACGCGCGCCTGGACATGTCCACCCAGTATTTGATCTGCGTGGCCATACGAGAGTTTGCTGCGGCCATAATCGCGTTATTACTCGAAGCCAGAGACGGCCCGCAGCAAGTCGCGAAAGCATTGCAAGCGATGCGGGAAACACAGCGCCTGACCAGCGTTTAACCTGTACCGAGGAAAGACCAATGAGAACGCAAGATCGTATCACCTGGCGAAATGGGTTTCGCCGGAACGGGATTCAGGTCTCTGTTGAAGAAATAGAGTCAATTTTCGAAGAGCGCCGCGCTGCCGCTCTGTCTATCTGGGAACGCTATGAACTGCGCAAGACAGAGCTGCAGGAATTAGGCCTCACCCAGAAAGAATATGAAATCGCCTGCCGCCAGTTAGCCGACTCGCTGGGGATCTGACGATGAATATTTTGCCATTACTCGACAGGCCGATCGCCTTCCAGCGTAGTTTTATACGCCTGGATATCGGCATAACGGCTGCGCTGTTCCTGTCTCAAATGACCTACTGGACTAACCGATCCGATGATGATGGATGGGTATATAAGACCCAGGAGGAATGGGAAGAAGAAACTGGCCTTTCTCGTTATGAGCAGGAGGGGGCCCGTAAGAAACTTCGCTCACTAGGTGTGCTGCTGGAAAAAAGAAAAGGCGTACCTGCGCGACTTTTCTACAAGGTTGATAATAACGCTTTATATCAGGCACTTGTAGCCGCAAACAAGGATGCGGAAAAACCACATACTGGAGTGCGGAAAACCACCAGACAAGTAAGTGGAAAACCAGCAAACATTCATACAGAGATTACTACAGAGAATATAGATCCCCCTTACCCCCAGGAGGGGAAAGGCGAGGAACATATTTTTTCTGATGCTCAAAAAGCCCTGGAGTTTTACAACCAGCAGACCAAAACGCGCTGCCGCGACATGAAACCGTTTGTGATGTTGCTGACGCCGACCACCACCCGGGAAGGATACACCCTGGCTGAACTGCAACTGGTTATCCGCTGGGTGCTGGCCACATGGCGCCGCCGTGGCGATAGCCTGCCGAAACCCACAAATATCTGCCGGGTAAATCGCTTTGATGGTTATCTCGCTGATGCTGAGGCTTGGGCGATTACGGCTGCTGATATCGATCCGGAAGCTGTCATGAACGGCTACAACGAGATTTTCGCCGATGCTCTGCCGGCAGCTGAGCTCGACTCCGACCGCCGGCAGATGATTACCCGCCTGGCGGCCCACATGAAAAACAAAACTACCGGGGCGTTCCTAGGTTACTTCGAAAAATTCCGCGCTGAGGCATCTGATTTTTATTTCGGCGCTAACGGCGGCTGGCGCGCCAGTTTTGACTACCTGATGAAACCAGAAACGTTACGTAATACCCGGGAAGGTTCGTTATGACTCCGCAGGAACTGGAAGGTTGTGTGCTGGCCGGCCTGCTGAACGGGGGCGCCAGCCCGGACGCATTTGACGTGATCGCTTCGACGCCTGAAGAATCATTCAGCATCGGGTTCCACCGTCGCGCATTCTCCGAAATTAAAAAACAGGCGCTGGCGAACGGCCTGATCGACATGCTGTTTATCAGCGAAGCGCTGGGCGGTAGCAGCCTGGCGGATTTATCAGAAATTACGCGCATACCGGCGACGGTACCGAACCTGAAAGGGTACGCGGGGAAAATGGTTAAGGCGTGGCGCAGCCGCCGTATGGCTGAATTGCTGCAACAGGGTGCTGACGGTATCCGCCAGGCTAACAACCAGGAACAGCGCGATCAGGTTGTCGAAAGTGCGGTGGCGCAGCTGCTGGACATGACTGGCGATACTGGTGACGTGCAGCCGGTCCACATCAGTGATTTGCTTCCGACCTACATGGAGACGGTACAAAAGCGCATGGACGGTGAAGCCGGCACCCGTAACCTGAAGACGGGGATCGACGATCTGGACGATGCCACCGGAGGTATTAACCTGCAGGATTTGATTGTTGTCGCTGGCCGCCCGGGGATGGGTAAAACCGAATTTGCGTTGAAACTTGTCGATGGCGTGACCGCTGCCGGCGGTGGGGCGCTGATATTCAGTATGGAAATGGCCGCTGCGCAAATCGTAGAACGCTCTCTGGCTGGCTCTGGCAACATGTCAGTATCACGCCTGCGTAATCCCCTCGATATGCAGGACGAGGACTGGGCGCGCTTTACAGATGCCATGGAGACCATGAACGGGCGTGATATCTGGATCGTTGACGCTACCGATCTGACGATTGAGCAAATCCGCGCCGTTGCCGAGACACATAAGCGCCGGTATCCGCATCTGGCGATGATTGTTGTCGATTACCTCGGACTGATTAAAAAACCGAAAGCCGAACGTAACGATCTGGCGATCGCGCACATATCCCGAAATCTTAAAACCATGGCTATGCGCCTGCATACGCCAACCTTTGCACTCAGCCAGCTTTCGCGCGCGGTGGATTCACGTCCGGCGGGCCAGCGCCGTCCAGTTATGTCAGATCTCCGCGATTCAGGCTCAATCGAGCAGGACGCCGACAGCATCATGTTTCTGTACCGCGATGAAGTCTACAACCCGGAAAGCCCGGCAGCGGGCATTGCCGAAATCATCCTGGGGAAAAGCCGCTTCAGTGCCGCCGGCGCCGTTATCTACCAGGAGTTTAAAAACGGCCATTTCCTTCACGTCGATCAGCATGTCGGCAAAGAGAAAACACGCATTCAACTGGAGGCAGCAAAACCACGAAAACAACCGCGTAAATATTCTGAGAAGTACAACACCGATGCATTCTAACCGCGCCTGACCAGCGCGATAAAACCGAGGAAAGGCCAATGACCACGAATTTAAATTACCCAAAACCAGTCAATCCGGATGATGGCTGCAACTGGTTGCCTGTTATTTTGTGGCGGATGAACGCCGGCGCCCGTGCGCGCAGCCGTTCTGTATTTGTCGCTGCCCCGCGGCCTGAACCTGTTCCGGGTATTACCCCGCAAAAACCGATTAAACGTGAATCACCGGTGCCTGCGGTTTCAGGCCGGCGCCGCAAAACTCATATCGGCACTGTGATTTATTCCAAAGGCGAAAAACCCGTACGTTTGAGCGAAGGGGTCACTGTCTGGTCTGCCGGTGCTAATGAACATTTCGACAAAAAAACAGGTCAGCGTGTTGGTGGTGCTGGCCGTCACCGCCTGGTACTTGAAAGCATCCAGCCATTGCAGAGCAGCGACGAACAGCTGGACGGCGGGAACGTCAACGCCAAACAACTGGTATCCGTGATGAAAGGCAAAACGCTTTCTTACCAGGGCATTCTGGCATTAATCCAGAAGCACTATCCGGATAGCCAGGTAACGATTAAAGAACTTCACGATCGCGTATTCGGCATGTTCATGTCGAATTACGTTGGCATTACCCGCCATGACGATATGCCAGTAACCCACTTCACGCTTAACAGCGTCGATCCCCGTTATTACATCGAATCCGCGAAGAACAAGAGGGCATAAGGCATGGCCGGGCAATCAGATTATCTGCCGCCCGGCTTACCGCTCAATCGCGCCAAATGGCCGCAGGAGTGTCAGATCAAAGAGCACTACGACATGCGCGCCTCGGCACTCATACGCCAGCTGTTCGAGAAGAAAGTAACTCGGCAGCACATCGTTGAGTCGATTGCAGCGACGCCGGAAAGCTACCGGGAGTTTTTCAAAGCGAGATTAAATTTTTGGCGGGAGAACTACGATTTTTTAAACTAGACATCCAATGTTACTCTTTTATATGATGATTTTGGATGTGACAGCTTTTTGCTTATTGAATGTTTTGTTTTTCACACAAGTGAGTTGTACTTGCGATTAGGAGAAAAATAAATGTTTCCTGAAAAACTTGCCATTGCGATGTGGAATAGTCTTGTAGATAAAGGTATTGGTGGTTTTCTTAAACCATATCAAATGAAAAGAGAAGCAAAAGCAAAAGAAGAAATACGAATTGGAATGGCAAAAACAAAATCATTAATAAAGGAGATGAAGAAAAAAAATAATAGTGAGGTTCTATATTTTCCAGGTAATCGGGATGATAAAGATTTAGAATCCTTACAGCCATACATAGATATGTCGATTGTAAGTGATGCCATATCTAAAGATATGATTTTAGATCGATTAAATGAAGAGATTAATGTTGCAAGTGCTATACTTAATGCAGAGGATTTGCTGCTTGGCTCAGGTAGTATTGGGAATGAAACTGAATCTGTAAATGATTTGGATGAGGACTGGTTAATTAAATGGAGGGATAAGGCCGCAAAAACTTCAAGTGACGATTTACAAATGCTATGGGGGAGAATACTCGCGGGTGAAGTACAATCACCTGGTTTGTTCTCATATAGAACATTAGATTTTTTAAGTTCTATAACCTTTGAGGAGGCAGTTCTTATCGGGAGATTAAAAGAATTAGTTATTAATGATGTTTTTGTTTTCAATTCTTCTAGTAACGGTATTGCTATGTCATCCCCACTAGCTCCAGTGCTTTCATCTTTTGAAGTCGCTGAACTTGAAGAGATGGGAATCATCACTCAGATTGCTACCGGCGGAATGATTTTCTCTGATAGTATTAATAGTGGAACTAAAAACCTTTATACATTTAGATGTAATGATCTAGCTGTCGAACTGAGAAGGGGTAGTAGCCCTGGGGAAACATTTGTTATTCATGTTTACCCACTTACTAAAATTGGTCGAGAGTTAATGAAATTATCTGATGTTAAAGCAAATCAGGACGCATTTATGCATTTCTGTATGCATTTCAGAACACTTGGATTTGATGTAACCGTATGGAATGTTGAGGATGTTGATCATAACACAGTAAGAAAATATAATCCGCGGAAATTTGGATGATTGTACTGTGCTGTGCTGTTTTTTTAATTTTAAGTGATATTTTCTTCAGTTTTATATAGGTGCTATAATGAAAGCTAAAAATGAAAATAAATATGGCCTAACACGATACATAGATGCCGAGAAAGCAAGGAAGATAAGGCGGGATGCAGGCTATGGATGTGTGATTTGTGGTGTTTTATTTACAGACTATGAGCATATCGATCCTGAATTTCATGTGGCGTCAGAGCATGATCCTGAAAAAATGACACTTTTATGTGGAACACATCACGATGATGTATCATATAAACGTTTGACTAAACAAGATGTTTGGGATGCAAAAAAAAATCCGTATAATAAAAAACATAAATCACTATATGCAAAAATTAATCCTCAAGGGGGGGAGGCAAGTGTTAAGTTTGGTAGTAATACAATAGGTAGTGGTGATGGGAATAATGTTAAAATAAACCAAGTTGCTATGAAGTTATATGGGAAACCAATTTTATGGTTTGAAAATAAAGAGCAGGTTGATTCTCCAATTCAAGTCTGTGCCATTTTTTATAATAAGAATAAGCACCCCCATGCATATGTGAATAGGAATATTTTTAGACGACAAGTTGATGAGTGTGATATTGAGGCTATAGGCCATAGGATTAAAATCAGGATAGGCTTGAGGGATATAGCATTAACATTAAATTTTGAAGGGGGGGAACATCTTGTTATTGAATATTTTAAGATGGAATATATCGGAGGGTCTATAACCATAGATTCTAATGGTTCTATGTTTATGAAGAATGATGTTGGTGGAAATATTCAATTGTCATCATCTTCAATCAATTCGTTAAACATATGTCAAGTGCCAAAGACCAATAGAATTGGTGATGGAGTAAGAAGTCGAATATCAAACTTCATTAAAACGGTGATAAATGGATTTAGTATTCTAGCATTCAATGGGGAGAGGGTTGGGTGGTTATTGGATGATGATTTTGTCGTAAACAAAGAATATGTTTTCACAGGTAAAGCTGTTTACTTTAATGAAGCTAATAGTATGGTCTCAAATCTTGTTGAGCCGAATTTTGCAAATTTATTTGCATCAGAAACTAGTAATGGTGACAAAGTCTATCAAATTGGGTTTGACAAAGATTCTTATGACTCTGGTGAGCCAATTTGGATTAGCTCAGGTGATAGGGATAGTGTTTGCGCACGTAATAAAAACATTTATGATCTGGGGTATAGGCTTTTTGATAATGAGGATGTCTATAATTGATATTCATTCTAAGGCTTCAGCAATAACCTATCGAAAAAATTAGCTAATTTCTTGATAAGATCCCTTTATACCTGAAGTGAGCTACGAAGTTTTTCATTTGAAGCATATTAACACCACGTTAATTTAGGTTTGCGGTCTAAAGCATTATGAAGTATAAGTACTGTTATTTTATACAGTATTAGTGGGGGGGGGGGGAAGTGGTTGACAAGAAAGATGCAGGAGTCCTGCTCCCCAATGATGGTGATGTTCTGTTAAGGTGCAAAAGCGGTAAGGTTGTAAAGCTCCGCGACGTTAAGTCTGACGAACACATAGCAACACTTAATACATTGTTTGAATTAGCAAAATTGTCTGGTTATACCATTATAAAACCAGATGGTACTGTGCTATAATTAACCCGTTGGTCTGAACACCCAACACTCTGTATTTCTGAGCAATTGCTGCGCTAAAGGGGAACCCAATGGCGCAGTATTCTTTTGTGAAATCACCCGGTGGCGTATTACTTCCGGCAACGCCTGACTCACGGGAATTTGTAGAAAAAAAAGTCCGCATGGGCGGTATTTTGTATGCGGATTTCAAGCAGGCAAGAAATCCGGCATTCCACCGAAAATTTTTTGCCCTCCTGAATCTGGGCTTTGATTACTGGCAACCTTCCGGCGGTGCAATATCGCCAGCAGATAAAAAACTGGTTTGTGGGTATGTTCAGCTTGTGGCCCACTATGCGGGGCATGCCGACACATTGCAGGAGCTGGCGGATCAGTATCTCCGCGATGAGGCGGAAAAACGCGCCGGGAATATCAGCGCAGTAAAATCGTTTGAAGCGTTCCGTTCCTGGGTAACTATCGAAGCCGGTTTTTATACCGAATACCAGATGCCGGACGGAACCATCCGCAAAGAGCCCAAATCAATATCGTTCGCCAAAATGGACGATGTAGAATTTTCCCAGCTGTATAAATCCGTATTAGACGTCCTCTGGAATTTTATTCTTTTCCGCACCTTCCCAACGCAGCAGGCGGCAGAAAACGCAGCCTCGCAATTATTCAGCTATGCCGCGTGAAAAATATCGCCATGACCAAAGACGATAAGCGCTGGCTGGAAGACGTTGCATCACTGGGTTGCATTGTCTGCCGCAATCTTAGCTATGGCGCTTCACCCGCAGAAATTCACCATATCCGCAAAGGGCAGGGCACAGCCCAGCGCGCCGACCACAAAGAAACCCTCCCGCTTTGCCCTCCACACCACAGAACCGGCGGATACGGCGTTGCTATCCACGCAGGGCAAAAAACATGGGAAGAAAATTACGGCTCAGAGACTGAATTACTCGATCAGGTAATTGGCGAGGTGAAGGAATTACGCTTATGCAGAATTTAATTCCGTCCCTAAGAGCAGCAGATAAATCCAAAAAGTGTCATAGCGTCCCACATCCGGATAGAACAATATTCTGTTCAGGCTCCTTTTCCATTCTGGCGGGCGGCGATTTTGCCCCTTCCTATGCTCGCGCACGCGCGCGTTTAGGGGGCTGATTTATGCCGCTGGTCGCCACTTTCCGTACAGACTGGTTCCGGGTCATTACTGACCTGACCAGAAAAAATCTCACCACTCAGCAAATCGCCGATGAACTCGGCGTTTCTAAATCCGCTGTCCTCGGTTGGAAATCCGGATCGGAACCTCGCCACGGTCACGGTGAATCATTGATCGCGCTATGGTGCCTGGCTACCAGCTCAGACAGAAAAAAACTCCCTACCGTGCTTTACCGGCAATGGTGGACGTTCCGCAGCCCTGCGTTTGGTCGGGAAACTGACCAGAACGGCAACACACAATGACGACTCACTAATTCAGGAGTGAAAGAAAATGGCTCGACCGAGAAAAATCGTTGAAACGCCGGGGCAGGAAAAAGCGGCGTCGGATGTAGGTGTGCTCGCTAATGAAGGGCAGTTAATTACCTCAAATACCGCCGAGAATACCGTATTTACAGCCGCTGAAGCCGTGTCACTCAACGAGCAGGGCGCTCAACGTGACGCTGGTGATCTGGTAGTGCAGCAGAACGTTTCTGCGCTGCTTGATCGTACTCAACTGGCCGAGCGTAACGCCATCCTTGGCACGCTCAATGCGCAGGGCGCCGCTATTGTCGCGCGTTTCGAAGAATATGCATTCACTGACTCTATCGGCCACCCGCTGACCAATAACCTCGACTTCCTCAACCTCGTACGCAAGGCCACCGACGTTGCAACCGGCGGCACTGGCCCGATGGTGACGAACGAAGAGGGCAAAAAACAACCGGCGCCGGGTAAACCGGTATTAACCGAACACGGCTGGCACGTTCCAGGCTAAGGAGATTGCTATGTGTGGTGGCGGTACACCGAAAGTCGTTGAGACTGACCCGCAAGCGGAAGCCGACGCAGCAGCCGACGCAGCAGCAAAGGCCGCGAACGCCGACGCAGCAGCGCGTAAGAAGCGCAAGAAAGGCTCCTCGCTGCTGGCGAGCGGTGCTGAAGGCGCAACGGATACAGGTTCATCCCTGTTGTCCACCGGCGCGCAGGCAGCGAAAAACACCTTAGGGGCATAACCGATGGAAGAACTGGCCGTACGGCTGATTAAGCGTGTCGATTCCCTCAAAGCGGCCCGCCAGGTGCATGAAAGCGTCTGGCGGGAGTGCTACGACTACACCTACCCGCTGCGCGGTGCTGGGCTATCCGAAACGGTTCTCGATGCGCAGAGCGCAAAATCCAAAGTGGCGAAACTGCTCGACGGCACAGCCACAGACAGCGCCCGCATGCTGGCTTCTGCGCTCATGTCCGGCATGACCCCGGCGAATGCGCAGTGGTTGAATCTGGATAGCGAACTGCTCCCGGATGATGCCGCTGCGTGGTTGTCCACCTGCGCAACGCTGGTCTGGGAGAATATCCACGCCGCCAACTTTGACGCGGAGGGCTACGAGTCCAATCTCGATGTGGTATGCGCCGGCTGGTTCGTGCTGTACATCGATGAGGACCGTGACGAGGGCGGCCTGTCATTCCAGCAGTGGCAACTATCGCAGTGCTACGTCGCATCCACCCGCCGCGATGGCATCGTGGACACGATTTATCGCTGCTACCAGCTCACCGCTGCGCAGGCGGTCAAAGAATTTGGTGAGAAGAACGTCAGCGAAAAAATCCGCGAGACAGCGAGAAAATCCCCCGACGATAAATTCGAGTTCATGCACTGCATTTTCCCGCGTGAAACCTACGTGGCGAATGCGCGCCTGGCAAAAAACCTGCGCTTTGCATCGTACAACATCGAGGTGAGCGGTAAGCGCATTGTGCGCGAGTCTGGCTATCACGAATTTCCGTGCTGTGTTCCGCGCTGGATGAAAATCCCCGGCACTCCGTACGGCATCGGACCGGTCTACGACGCGCTGCCAGACTGCAAAGAGCTGAACGAAACTAAGCGCATGGAGAAGGCCGCGCAGGATCTGGCAATTTCCGGGATGTGGATTGCCGAAGACGACGGGGTGCTCAATCCGCGCACGGTCAAGGTCGGCCCGCGTCGCATCATCGTGGCGAACAGCACCGACAGCATGAAGCCGCTGCTTACCGGCGCCGATTTCAACGTGGCGTTTTCTGCAGAAGACCGCCTGCAGGCGTCTATTCGAAAAATCATGATGGCTGACCAGCTGCAACCGCAGGACGGACCGGCGATGACAGCCACCGAAGTGCATGTGCGTGTCGCGCTGATCCGCCAGTTGCTGGGGCCGGTCTATGGACGCTTCCAGGCGGAATACTTGCAGCCGCTGGTCGAGCGCTGCTTTGGGCTGGCATACCGTGCTGGCGCATTCCCGCCGGCACCCGAAAGCCTGCAAAACGCCAATTTCAACGTGCGCTATATCTCGCCGCTGGCCCGCGCGCAGCAGCTGGAGAACGTCACTGCGATCGAACGCTTTGGCGTAAATATCGCGAATCTCGCCAACATCGATCAGGAAGTTATCGATCTTATCGATGCTGATGAAGCTGGCCGCGTAGTGGCCGATGCACTCGGTGTTCCGGCTAAGGTTGTTCGCACTTCCGATGCAGTCGCGGAAATTCGTGAAAAGCGCCAGAAGGAACGTCAGCAACAGGCAGGGCAGGCGCTGATGATGCAGGCGGGCAGCGAGGCGGCAACCACCGCAGGGCAGCAGGTCGGTACAGCGCTGGGCCAACGAGTAGCGGGGGGCTAATGACTACGAAAAAGGTATCACCAGCGGACTACAAACGCATTTTCGAGGAAATGCCAGGCGGCGCCGAAGTACTGGCCGAAATCACCCGCCGTTTCGGGCGTGAAGCGTACGTGAAAGGCGGCGCCGAAGGCGACCGCGAAACCTGTTACCGGGCCGGGCAGCGCTCCGTGCTCGATTTCATTCTGATGCAAATCAACCGTGCTGATGGAGTAAACGACGATGTGGAAGATTAAACACTTATTCATGAACGCCGAGCAGGGCGCCGAAGCGCCAGCAGGCAGCACAGGGGGCAACGATGGTGGTAATGGCGGTGGTGCTGAAAATTCGGGCGCTGGTAATCCTGCTGGTACTTCGTTACTCAGCACCGGCAGCGGCGAACCGGGCGCGAATGACTGGATACCTGAGAAATACCGCGTTGTGGGCGAGGACGGAAAGCTCAACGTTGAAGGCTCAGCCCGCAAACTGGCGGATGCTCACACGTCGCTTGAAAAGCGCCTTGGCAGCGTCGGCACGCCGCCAAAAACTGCTGATGACTACGCCCCAGAGGTAAAGGCCGAGGGTTTTAACTGGGACGAATTCAAAGCTGATCCGCGCATGCAGTCTTTCATGAAGTCGGCGCATGCAAAAGGCATCACCAACGATCAGATGGGCTTCATCATCAGCGAATACGCGCAGATTGCGCCTGAGTTGGTCAACGGCGCCGCAGTGCTGGATTCGGAAGCGGCCGCGACGCAGCTGCGAGAGGTCTGGAAGACTGACGCCGAATTTAAAAAGAATGTCGGCTTTGCCTTCCGCGCGTTTAACTCCCTGGCGGATGACGGCGACAAAGGGCGCATGGACGAAATTGGCAACAACCCGATGGTGATCCGTATGTTGGCGAAAATCGGCGCTGAGATGCAGGAGGATTCACCAGCTGGCACAGACAGCAACCCTGAAGAGCAGCAGACCATCCGTGACCTGATGAAGTCCCCGGCGTACATGGACTCGAAACACGCAGACCACGAGCGCGTTTCAGCGCAAGTAAAAGCTTATTACCAGAAGCGTTTCGGCGATCAAACCGTAGCGTGACATGTCACGATCGCCCGCTTAATTGCGGGCTTCTATAGCATCAGTGGTCATCCCTAAAAGCACCTTAAAAAAGAACTTACCATTTTTATCAACAACTATTTTATGACAACTCAATGGGTTGCCGTTCTCTGCAGAATGTTCCACACAAGCGGCCATGATGCTTTGTTTGTGCATTTCTAATGCTGGACCTAGCGGACGTAGGTAAATCAGCCATGCATATTCTTTGTGATGCAACATACCAAGTTTTCTTCCATTCGCATCAAAGAGAGATTTTTCATCTGGAAAATAAAAAAATGAATAAATCCCTCTGGCGGCTAGCAGTTCAAACAAGCACATACGAGTCCTCATATTCATTTGGTCAGGATTCCGACCATGCATCTCGCTAACAATCGGCCTACAAGCAGCCCGGCGGGGACGCCGGATACCTGATATCTCCCACAATGCGCCAGCGCCAACCGTATTGTGCATATTTGGGCCGGGAAACCGATACCCCGCAGGCGATATTTTTCTGGAGTGATTGTTATGCCATTTGATGCCAACAAGAACATGATCACCGCTGCGTTTGTTACGCAGTTTCATGATTCTTTCGAAATCGCCGCGCAGCAGAAGGATTCTCGCCTGCAGGCCGCGGTAAACGATCGTGGTCGCATCACCGGCGCGTCGTTCACCATCAACGATATGGGCACCATTGAGATGACCCAAATCACCGAGCGTTTCGGCGATACCGTCTGGGATTTACCAGAAGCCGGCACCCGTAACGCGCTGATGGCGGACTATGGCGTGTTCGTACCGGTAGAAAAACGCGACTTGCGCAAGCTGATTGCCGACCCGCAGGGGCCGTACCTGCAACTCACCCTGGCCGCAGCCAACCGCAAAAAGGATGATGTGATTTATCGTGCGCTGCTGGACACCGTATTGCGTAAAACGTCGAACGCCGGCGCGTTTGCTCCGGTCGCGTTGCCTGCTGCACAGAAAATCGTTGCAGGCGCTACCGGTATGACCAAAGCCAAACTGATTGCGGCTAAGGCCATGTTCCGACGCAACGAGTGCGACGAGCAGAACGGAGAAGAGCTGTTCATCACCTACAACGCCGACATGCTGACGCAGATCCTCAGCGATACCACGCTGACCAGCGCCGACTTTATGGCGGTGAAAATGCTGCAGGAAGGCGCGGTAGCAGGTAACTGGTTGGGCTTTAAATGGCTGGCCTACGAGAAACTGGATTCTGTTTCCGCGGGCGATCCGGCAGTTATCACCAAAACCGCAGCAGCCTGGTGTAAATCCGCAGTGCATTTTGGTACCGGCGAAGAATACAACGTCGATATTGGCCCGCGCCGCGATAAGAACAACACCATTCAGATCTCTGTTGACGCGTCCTACGGCGCTGGCCGTGCCAACGAGAAGAAAGTCGTTGCCATCGATTTTGTAGCTTAAAGCCGCTGGTGCCTTTTGCCGGGGTCGCCCCCGGCCTTTTTTCATCTGAGGTTAGGCTATGGCTTCCAGTGTATCCATCTGCTCAAACGCATTGCTGGCGCTTGGCGCCAATCCGATCAACAGTTTCGACGAGGCCAGCGAAAACGCGCGGCTCTGCTCGAACCTTTACCCCACCGTCCGTGACGACCTGCTGCGTAAACACCCGTGGAACTGCGCGGTAAAACGCGTTGTGCTTTCCCCTGAAACGACCGCACCGGCTTTCGGCTTCGGCTATCGATTCCCGCTCCCTGGTGATGTGGTCCGCATTTTATCCGTTGGCAATGAGCACGACGACGTGCGCTATCGCATCGAAAACGGTCGCGTGATGGCAAATGAGAACGTCGTTTACCTGCGTTACATCTTCCGCAACGAAGACGAATCCACATGGGATGCCGCACTCGTCAATCTGGCAGAGGCGTTTATGACGGCGAAGCTTGCCTATGCAGTCACCGGATCTGCCAGCCTACGCGACAGCCTGACGCAAGAGGCTGCGTTTTTACTGCGCCAGGCGAAAGCTATCGACGGGCAGGAAGACCCGCCGGAAGAAATGGGCGGCTATCCAACCTACGAATCGAGGTTCTGATATGCGTGCCAACCTGATAAAAACGAATTTTACCGCGGGCGAAATTTCCCCGCGCCTGATGGGGCGTGTGGATATCGAGCGTTACGCCAACGGCGCAAAAATTATCGAAAACGGCCTGTGCGTAGTACAGGGTGGGGTTATGCGCCGCCCGGGCACGCGTTATGCGGCTGCGGCCAAATACGGCGACCGTACCGCGCGCCTCATCCCCTACGTGTTCAACCGCTCGCAGGCGTACGTCCTCGAGTTCGGCGACGGCTACCTGCGTTTTTACCAGGACGGCCAGCAGCTGGTTAACGGCGACAACACCCCGTACGAAATCGCCAGCCCGTACAGCGTTGGCATGCTGCCTGAGGTGAATTACGTCCAGGGCGCAGATACGATGTTTCTGGTGCACCAGGGCGTACCACCGCAACGACTTCAGCGCCGCGGGCAGCTCGATTGGGTGCTGGAGCCGGCGCCGTTCATCGTCGAGCCGTTCGACGAAATCCGCGACACGCCGGATAAGTGGTGCAAGCCTTCCGTAAAAGAATTCGTCGGGTCCGAAATCACCCTGACACTCAGCGATGAAGAACCGCCGACAGACGACGATGGCGATTTTACCGGTGCTGGTTGGGTTGCTGAGGATGTGGGTTCTTATGTCCGCATTAACAGCGGTCTGGTGCTGATCAAGAGCATCACCAGTGCGCAGGTTGCCGTCGGCACAATTCGTACGGATCTGAGCGCCACGCAGGCGGCATCACCCGGCGCGTGGACACGCGAGGATACTGTCTGGACTGCGGAGTTTGGTTATCCGGGCGCGGTGACACTTTACCAGCAGCGCCTGGTGCTGGCCGGGTCTGTGAAATATCCGCAAACCATCTGGTTCAGTGAAACAGGCGTTTACCTGTCTTTTGAGCTGGGAACCGACGATGACGACGGCATCAGCTTTACGCTTTCCTCTGACCAGCTCAACCCGATTGTGCACCTTGCCCAGATGAATACGCTGATCGCGCTGACGTACGGCGGGGAATTCACCATCACCGCCGGCAGCGATGCGGCGATTACCCCGACCAACATTTCGGTGAAAAACCCCAGCCCGTATGGTTGCAACAGTATCCGCCCCGTGCGCGTCGGTACCGAAATCCTGTTTGTGCAGCGCGCAGGCCGGAAACTCTATGCAGTCGCGTACGATCCCGACAGCTACGTCGCATATTCAGCAAACGATTTGACCGTGCTGGCAGAACACATCACCGCCGGCGGTGTGCTGGATATGGCCTATCAGCAGCAGTCCGATTCCGTTATCTGGATGGTCAGAGCCGACGGTGTGCTAATCACGATGGGGATTGACCGCTCGCAGAACGTTGTCGCCTGGTCCCGCCAGCTAACTAACGGTGCGTTTGAGTCTGTGGCGAGCATTCCGTCCGATACCGATGATGTGGTGTACGCACTGGTGCGCAGAACGGTGAACGGGCAAACCGTGCGTTACGTCGAGGTGTTCGACAGCGCGCTGCATTCCGATGCGGCCATTACCGGGTGGAGCGAGCCGGGCGCTGCCGTGTGGTCGGGATTCTCGCATCTCGAGGGGCAAACGGTCGATGTGCTGGCTGACGGCTCTGTGATGCCGCAGCAGGTAGTCACCGGCGGTCAGATAACGCTGAAGCGTACCGCACACCTGATTGAAGTCGGTCTGCACTACGACACCACCATTGAAACGCTGACGCCTGAAGTCTCCACCACCGAAGGCACCACGCAGAACGCGCGCAAGCGTACCAGTGAAGTGACCCTGCGTTTTATGGACACCACCGGCGCAGAGTGCAACGGCCAGGTGATCCCGTTCCGTACGTTCGGGCCCCAAATACTAAATCAGCCAGCGCCGCTTTTTACTGGCGATCACCGCATCGGGAAACTGGGGTGGGAGCGCGGCGAAGATACCTTGCTTATCCAGCAACGCCAGCCGCTGCCGTTCCATCTTCTCGCAATAATTATCACGTTTACCAGCAACGGGGGCTAATCATGATCCGCAATGCCACAACCGGGGATATCCCGGCACTCATAGAACTCGGAACCCGCATGTATCTGGAGTCCCGTTATTCGCAAAATTCTCCTTTCGACGCTGATAAATGCGCAGAACTGGCGCGAACCATGATTATGTCGCCTGCGGGTTGCGTGCTGGTCGCAGAGAAAGACGGCGAGGTTATCGGCTGGCTGGGCGGCGGGATTGCCGAGCAATTTTTTTCCCGCCAGCTGATGGCGTTTGAATACGGGCTTTTTGTGGCGCCAGAGCATCGAGGCGGCAGCGCCGGCCCACGACTGGCCCGCGCATTTATCGGCTGGGCGAAAGAGCATGGCGCCGTGGTCATCAACATGGGGATCACCACCGGCGTGCATGCAGAACGCACTGGCGAACTGTATTCCCGCCTCGGCCTGCAGCAGACGGGCCTGCTTTATTCGATGGAGGTTTAACGATGTGTACTGGCGTAGAAATTGCCGCGATTGGTGCGTCTGTTCTCGCCGCCGGTGGGGCGGTGTACAGCGGGCAGCAGCAAAAAAAAATGTCAAATTACCAGGCTGCGCAGGCGGAAGCCGACGCCGAGGCATCGCAGAAAGCGGCCCGCGTGGAAGCTGACCGTATCCGCAAAGCTGGCGCGCGGCAGGCGGCTGCTGCGAATGCCTCTCTGGCTGCATCCGGCGTTGAGACTGGCGAAGGTACCGCACTGCGGATCACGTCTGGCATCACCGAAGACTCGGAGCAGGACGCCTACCAGACGATCCTAAATGGCGTGAATTCTTCAAATCGCCTTCAGGCTCAGGCCCAGGCAGACCGGTTTAGCGGCAAAAATGCGGCGACAGCGGGAAATATTAGCGCGGGTAGTTCGCTTTTGAGCGCTGGCGGGACGGCGTACAGCGGCTGGCAAAAGGCTAAAACTGGCAAATATGGATTATATGCGGAGTAATTAACGTGAGAATTCCAACGGGTAATTTTGGCAATGTCACCCCGCAGGCACAGCAAACGCGTGTTTCTGTGGGGAATGTAGGCGCTGTAGGTAACGCTATTGCTGGTGTTGGCTCAGCAGTCGGGCAGGTGGCTGATCTGGTTCAACGGGAGCAGGATAAAGCCGACGTAGCGGCCACACAGGCGATTCTGACCGATCTGGATGCGAAATCCAGCGACCGCTGGGAAAATCCTCAGACAGGGGCCACGGTAACCCGGCAAGGCTTTAATTCCTCGGGCGTGGTCACCGATATGGATAAAGCCGACGCTGGCGATTACGAGGAAGCCCGTAAGCGTGTGCCGCCAAGCCAGTTAACCTATTTTGATGCGCAGTGGAAAGCGGGGCAGGTTCGTCGGACGAGCACCTATAGCGGTTTTGAGCGTGCGCAGACGGATGAGGCCCAGCGCCAGCAGCTTAACGCAACAGTGACATCTTCAGTCGAACAGGAGTCCAGTGCCTACGATAATCCGATGCAGGCGCAGCTCATACGTGGCGCCCGTAAACATTCTATCGAGATGTATGGCCAGGCGCGAGGCTGGCCGCAAGAACGTATCGACGCAGCTGTATCAGAAGCGAACCAAAAAGCGCTGGAGCAGCGCGCGCAGAACTATGCGGTAACAAACCCCACCGGCTGGCTCAATGGTGATTTTACGCTGGTAAACAGCAGCACCGGAGAACTTGATATGCGCGCCGTTGGCCTGGTGGAATCCGGCGGTAAGCACCGCAAAGCTGATGGCAGCCTGGTAACGTCTCCCGCCGGCGCTCAGGGTGAGTATCAGTTAATGCCGGATACCGGGAAAGAACTGGCAGCGAAACGCGGCGTGGAATACGACCCTGAAGATCCGGTGCAACATGCGCAGCTGGCGCGCGATTATACCGGGCAGCTCAGTAAAAAATATCAGTCTGAAACACTGGCCGGTGCTGCGTACAACTGGGGTATGGGTAACGTCGATAAACTTATCGATAAAGTCGGCGACCCGCGCAAAGGCGAAATATCGATGGCGGATTTCGTTAAGCAACTGCCAGCCGAAACGCGCGGTTGGCTTTCCCGCTACAACAAAAATAAAACAGGCCTCGACCCGGTAGCGGTAAACAAAATCGACAATATCGCCGAAGCGCAGATCCGCGAGCAGCGTACGGCGCTACGCCAGCAGGTTGACCCGATTCTCAACAACACTATGGCGCAGCTCTATAACGGAGAGGTGCCGGATGCCATGCCGAACGCGGCCACCATAATGTATGCCTACGGCGAGCAGGGGCAGACAGCGGTCAAGCAGCTGGACATTGCGATCGATAACGCCAAAACCTTCCAGGCTATTCAGTATGTCACCCCCGCAGAGCAGCAGGCCGAACTTACGAAAGTGAAGCCGCAGGCGAATGACCCGGATTACGCGCTGAAACTCGATGCATACGGCAAACTCAGCGCTTTGGTGCAAAAGAGTAACGCTAATGTCCAGGCACAGAGCGATGCACGACGATTTAACGATGCGCTGATCTCCGGTGAGAAACTCGACCCGAGCAATAAATCTATGCAGAAGGTGGCGGACAATACGCCATCGGCGCTTAACTTCCGCATTAACGATGCCACCACCCACGACGCTATCGTGCAGCAGGTTAACCAGACGGGCATTATCCCATCGCAAGTTACATCGCAGCTGAATGCTATTTCTCGCTCTGATAGCCCAGACGTGGTAAAGCAGGGTGCGACCCTATTTAATTCCCTGTACGACACTGATCCCGCTTCAGTGGGTGATATGCCAAAAGATATGCAAGGTTTTTACCTGACGGTCAAACAGCTATCCGATGCAGGCATGGCGCCAGATGCAGCTGTGAAGCAGGCGCAGAATGTAACCTATAACCAGACCGACGCCTTTAAAGCACAACTATCTTCCACCCAAAGTACTAAGGAATATAAAAAAGACCGTGCCAGCGCGATGGATTCAGCTGTCAGCAACATGAAACCATGGTACAGCTTTGGTGGCCCCGCTGCGGATGACCAGAATCCTAATTCTGTAAAATTCCGTAATGACTACCAGTCACTTTACGATGTTAATTACCGCAACTCCGGCGGTAATGCTGACGTCGCCAAAAAGATGACAAATACCCAGATCGCTCGCACGTGGAGTCTCAGCGATGTAAACGGCAGCGCTCAGTTTATGAAATACGCGCCTGAAGCGCTCTATAACTACGGGCCATCGGGTTGGCAGGCTGCGCAGTGGAAAGAAGAAAAAGAGCGCCTGACCTATGGCGAACGTGGAGAAAAAGTTGAAACCAGCCCGACCCAACTGGGAATTACATCAGGTTCAGCGTCCGTAATTACATCAAACACCCCCGAATCGAGAATTGGTGGCGAACTTGAAATAACCCCGGATATTTTTACTCCGCATGATCGTGATTACGCCATTATGGTTCGCATAATAAATAAAGATGGTATCCCCATAGCGCAGCCTTATTACGATAAATTTGGTCGCCCTATGCGCTGGAAACCTGACATTGAAAAATGGGGGCCATATCAAAACATGCAGCAGGAGAGGGCGCAGCAAGAGGAAGCCGAGATTTCCCGCGGTAAAGATATTCGTGGGTTTAAAGAAAAACATCGTGCGCTCGATGAGCAGTACCAACGTTTGCATGATGAACGAGTGGATCGCTTTAAAAACTATTTCTCGTGGAGCAATGAATAATGCCTATCTATCCGCAATCAGACGCGCCGAGTGTTATGGATAACGCACTTCAGGCCCCTACGGGCTTTGACGTTTCTTTGCCTGAGGGTACCAACCCGGAGCTGCAGCCGGCTGAGCCTTCTGTATGGAATGCTGCATTCCGCCAGAATAACCTGCTGGCGGGAATGTTTCGCCCGGCGAAACAATTCGATGCTGCCGACGGCTACAATCCTTATTCTGATAAAAATGAGATTAAGGGTTATGAGCAATGGGGATCGGCGTTCGCGGATTCTCAGTCACCGGAGGAAACCGCCTGGATTAAAAGTCAGATTGACGATGAAAACGAAGACCGCCGGGTGCTGGGGGAAGCAGGTGCTGAAGGTACGCTGGCGAGTATCGCCGCAGGTGTTATCGACCCTGTAACAGTCGCATCGATGTTTATCCCCGGTGCGCAGGGAAGCCTGGCCGCTCGCATTGGTTCTCAGGTTGCCATTGGCGCAGCCGGTACAGCACTTAGTGAGGTTGCGCTCAATAACGAGCAGTACACCAGAACAGGCAGAGAAAGCGCGGCGCATATCACAGCCGGTGCGCTTCTTAGTGGTGTCTTCGCAACAGCTGGTGCAATGCTCACACCGTCGGTAAGAAATGCGGCCACCCGTGAAGTAGCAGAGGCGTTAGATAACATGAACGCTTCACCCGCGATTAACAACGCAGCCGACGCCCTGGCGGATACTTTACCGAACGGTGGAAGCGTCGGCGCTATGCTTATTCGCGAAGCGACACTGGAAGACCTCACGCCAGTTTCTGGCGGTCCAGTTGGCAAACTGGCCAGAAAGGCTGGTAGCTATCTGACGCCGATCACCCGCCTGATTGAATCCCCGTCAAAAGAAGCACGCCGGACAGCGCTGGAGCTGGCGGAGAATAATTTCACCCTGGAAGGTAATTTGCGCGGCATTGAAACACCGGTAGCAGCAGAAACCCGCGTACGTGGCTGGCGCCGAGAAGAGGCTGCCGTCGTCACGACAAATAAGCAGGCGTATACCCAGTACAAAGCCGACGGTGGGGATCTGAAATTTTCAGATTTTCGCGAGCAGGTGGGGGAAGCGCTGCGCAACGGTGACGTGCACATCAACGCAAAAGTGCAGGAGGCAGCGCAGGCAATGCGTACGGTCATCAATCGTGTGAAGGTGGCCCAGCAGGAGATGGGGTTACTGCCGCCGGATGCAGAGCTAAAAGCGATGGGGCAGACCAGCTATTTCCCGCGCGTGTACCGGGTGGGAAAGATCGTTAGCGAACGGGATAAATTCCGCAACATGCTGGTTGACTGGTGGTCACGCGGAGAGAAAACCATATCACGCGAGGATGCCGAAATCGCGGCGGATACGACGATTAACAGCATTGTGGGCGCAAAAATCCCTCAGGAGTTCGCCAACGTCTTTATGGTGAAAGCCCCTGGCAGCACCAAATCGCGAACCCTGAGTGTGCCTGATCGCCTGATGAAAGATTATCTGGAGAGTGATGCTAACTATGTCCTGCAGCGCCACATCCGCGAAGCCTCGGCAGAGATTGAGCTTACGCGCACCTTTGGTAATAAGTCGATGGATTCACAGCTCGCAGCCATCCAGGACGAATACGACGCGCTGATGCGTGCCCGCCCGGCGGAACAGGAAAAGCTGGCTAAGGCCAGGGAGGCCGACCTTCGCGATATTCTGGCGCTGCGGGATCGTCTCGTTGGCACCTATGGTATGCCGGATGACCCTTCGTCATTCTTTGTTCGCGCCGGCGCGTTTCTGCGTAGTGCTAACTTCGTGACGAAACTGGGCGGCATGACGGTATCGGCAATCCCGGACCTGGCGCGCGGCATGATGGTAAACGGCTTCAGCAATACCATACGGGGCTACGGTGCGCTGATCACCCGGTCATCTGCATACCTTGCCAGCCGGGCGGAGCAGAAGAAAATGGCCGTAGGCCTGGAAACTATACTGCACACCCGCGCGCGCACAATGGGTGACCTGGTGGATAGCTCATCGCGCACGACGGCCATCGAAGCAGGAATGGAGCGTGTTACCGACGTGTTCGGTAAGTTGACCATGATGGGCCACTTTGACGACATGAATAAATCGGTAAACGGAATGATCACTTCCGACGGTATTCTGTCCGGCGCGTTCCCTGCCAAACGCCTGGCGAAACTCGGCATAAACGAGCAGATGGCCACGCGCATTCAGACGGAATTCAGGAAGCACGGCGAGGTTATCCAGGGCTGGAATATTGGTAATTTCGATAAATGGGATGACCAGTACGCCGCCGGCCTTCTGCAATCTGCTGTACTGAAAGACGTCAATAACACCGTTATCACCCCTGGGATCGGCGATACGCCATTGTGGGCCAGCACCCCGCTGGGGAAAACCGTCTTCCAGTTTAAGTCATTCGCCACGGCATCATATAACCGTGCGACGCTGGGCGGCCTGCAGGAAGGTACCGCGCAGTTTTATTACGGCACAGCTTTCCAGATTGGATTGGGCTCTTTGACCTATGCGCTTAAGCAGGCGGCCAACGGCCGGGAGGTGGATTTTACTCCGCAGAAGCTGGTACTTGAGGGAGTTGACCGCTCCGGCATCCTCGGCCCATTAATGGAATACAACAACATGGCGGAGAAGGCCACTGGTGGGATGTTTGGCTTAGGGCCGCTGCTCGGCACCGGTACACAATCCCGCTACGCCAGCCGCGGCTTTATCGGTTCTGCGCTGGGGCCAACGTTCGGCCTACTGGATACGGTCACCGACGTAACCGCTGGTGTGCTAAATGGAGATGCCGGCGATCGTGTGCTGCATAGCGTGCGTACTTTGCTGCCGGGTAATAACCTGTTCTGGATCGCGCCTCTAATTAACCAGGTAGACCCCGGGATGCGTTAACGGTTACGATGCACGGAATAAAAATAATGAATGGGGGATTTTCAATGCGGAATATCGTAAAACTTGCTGGTGCCTGTATATGCGCCTTATACCTTTCTGGTTGCGCTTCTACAAAATCAGTCGATATTGTTTCAACAGAAAAAATTGATGCGCCGAAAGTTGTCGCTATTACTGGAGCTAAAGGGCTATGGGTAAAAGAAATTGAGAAAAGGCTTCGGAGTAAGGGCTTTACGATAAAAAGAGCGGTTAGCCAGCAAGTAGTGGTTGAACAGGAAACACAAAGTAAAACAGCTGTATATAAAGAGGCTGCGACTCGGTATGTGCTTCAGCTTGACGGATACGCGCCCAGTGATTCCTTTAACCGGTGTATTGGTGGAGGAGGATATAAATTCGAGTATATCAACGCTGAGTTAGTTGATTTAGCCAAAAACGAAACTGTTTTCTCGTACTCTAATTCAGGATACTCGGAGGGTTGCCCTATGGGTGGAACCATATTTACCGACATCCAAAATCTTATGGTTAATGCCTGGCGTTAATTAGTCAGGATTCCGACCTCTAGCCCGTCACATCATAGCCCTATGGATAACCACGGGGCTTTTTTATGCATTCAGATTACAAAACCCGCCTGACCGCTCTTAGCGATAAGCTCACCGATGTAATTCTGGAAGAAGCCGATCCGGATAACTGGCCGGGGGCAGGGAAGGAAATCACAAAGCACACCAAACAGGAGCGCGGCGATCGGTACTGGCATAAGAAGAACGCGGCCGCATCGCTCACGCTGCTGGTAAAAGTTCATTCGCTGATTGGCATGCATACCCGCGGCGGCACGCCGAAAGCCGGCGGCGAAGTTCCGGACGATGAAGCATTCCTGTTAGGCCAGCAGGTAGCAGCTGCTGAACGCAAAGCGATGGAAGTTATCGAGAGGCTGCAGCACAAAGGCAAAAAATGATTTCGTTCCTGGCCTTCTTTTTGATGTGGGCGGAACGGATGAACTGGGATGTGCCGGACTGCCACTATAAAGCCTGCCACTGGCTGGAGCATCGCGGAAACCTCGCGGTGCTTCGCTGTTTTCGTGGCTTTGGTAAATCAACTATCCTGGGCGTTTATAACGCCTGGCGGTATTACTGCGATCGCCAGTACCGCATTCTGCACCAGTCGGAATCTGATACGACGGCGAGGAAGACCAGCCGCGACACTCAGAACGTTCTACGCAACCACCCGTTGACCAGAGGCATGTTGCCGGACGGCCTCGGTACCATCGAGCAGTGGTGGGTAAACGGCGCACTGGATATGCGTAACGCCAGCATGTTCGCAAAAGGCATTCTGTCAAACGTTACCGGCGCACGTGCTAACGAATGCCAGAACGATGACGTAGAAGTACCTGGCAATATTCAGACACCGGAGGCCCGCGAAAAGCTGCGTTATCGCCTGAGCGAGCAGACGCATATTTTGATACCCGGGGGCCGAAAATTGTTTATCGGTACGCCGCACACTCACGACAGCCTCTACGACGAAAAAGAAGCCGAGGGCGCCGATTGCCTCACGATAAAGTTGTTCGATAAAGAGCACCGCATTGAGGCGAAGAAGGCGACCAGAAAACGATACCGGGTACCGTTCCGCCCGGAATATGTTTTTGTGGGGATCCACAAAGCCGCCAGGCTGCTGATCGAGGGCACTGATTACCGATTGACAGAAGACGGTGTAGAGTTCGCTGCGCCGCCAGAAACAGTCGTGGATTTTTATGCCGGCTGCGCGTGGCCTGGCCGTTTCGATCACGATGAATTACTGCTGCGCCGGAAAGAGTGCCGCACCGTCAACGAATGGGATAGCCAGTATCAGCTGCACAGTAAACCGGTTGGTGAGGTTCGTCTCGACCCCGACCGCATCCGCGAGTACAACGTCCAGCCCGAAATTCGCTACGCCAATCGCGCCTGCTCTATGTGGCTGGGCCAGACGCAGATCGTCGGTGCCGTCGCCTGGTGGGATGTGGCAACCGGCAAGGTTAAGGCCGACGCCTCGGCGTTCTCCCTGATTTTCACCGACGCACGCGGGCACCTTTACTGGCACGTTTGCCGGGGGCTGACCGGTGACCTGGCGGAGTTCGACGACAAAGACAAAATCACCGGCGGTCAGGTGATACAGATTAAAGAGCTGGTGCTGAAGTATCAGATCCCGCTGGTCTGCGTCGAGGTCAACGGCCCCGGCAGCTTCGCCGGCAAATTGCTGATTCAGGCGCTGAAGGGCACCGGCTGCGGTGTACGGGAAGAGTTCAGCGTCACCAACAAGCAGAAACGTATTCTCGACGCCTTCGAAGCGCCGCTGTCTTCGCGCTTCCTGTGGGCGCATACCGACGTGCTCGACGGTCCGATGTACGACCAGATGCGCGACTTTAACCCGGCATTGACGAATCAACCCGATGACTATATCGACTCGGGATCCGGCGCGATCGGCGCTACGCCAGTGCGTATCGGTAAATTAGTCGGGATTCCGACCGCGCAGGCGCGGGAACATTGGCAGCCTAATGATGGCGATCACCTGGTCGCCGTGGATTACTAGCCGCCGGAGTTCTCCCTATGTCGGTACCCAGCCAGACACCCTATAACATCTACACCGCTAACGGTCTGACGACTGTTTTTGCATACCAGTTCATGATTATGACGGATGGCGACCTCGAGGTATCCATTAACGGAACGCCGGTCGCCAGCGGGTTTACCGTCCAGGGTGCTGGACAGACCAACGGGGGGCAGGTTGTTTTTATAACGCCACCTGCTAATGGCTCTGTCGTTATGCTGCTGCGCAAATTAGCGATTAAGCGCGACACCGAATACCAGGACAATGGCGACCTGCTGGCCGAGACAATCAATGCCGATTTCGATCGTCTTTGGCTTGCCATGCAGCAGGCATTTTTGAGCGATAGTCTTTCGCTCAAGCGCCCACTACTCGGCGGGCCGTACAATGCTGGCGGTCTAAAAATCATTAACCTGCTCGACCCGACAAACCCGCAGGATGCCGCAACTAAGGGGTGGGTTGACCTGCAATATTCCGTGCCTACATCTGAAGCCAAACAGGCTGCGGAAGAAGCTAAAGCCGCGCGTGATGAAACAAAGGAGATAGCCGATAAATTTGGCGACGTCGATACCGCTGTTACCGAAGCCCAGGCCGCGCGTGATATCTCGGTCAACGCTTCCGGTATATCTGTTGAAGCGGCTGCCAGAGCGGAAGCAGCGAAAGGTGCAGCTGAGGCTATCGCCAATACGAACAGCACATTTCCTGATGAACCATCTGGTATCGCCGGCACAACAAGCGGGCAATACTTCCGCACCCCACAAACACCTGGTAGCCTATATTCTTTCAAATATTTTCTGAATAACGCGGGTACTGCTGTTCTGGTCGCAGTCCAGCCAGGCGATGGGGCTATCGCTTATGTCAATCAAGGGGTATACCCTTTTGATAATTCGGCATCCTGGCAGATAACTAACGACCTGGTTATTTTCACTGATGGAACAACCAGCACCAATACTGCATGGTATGCCTATTTTGTTCCTGTCTCCGCTGGCGATCAGGTTCAATATTTCGGTGTAACAAACACCTCCGCAGCAGGTGAGCTTAACGCCTGGCTGATTCAGTGTGACGCGAATAAAAACTACGTTAAAGCCCTGTCTACTAGCGTTTCTAGCGGCGATGCAACCGGGCAGAGCACCGTCCGGGCAACCGCTACACAGTCCGGGTTTATGTATGTCCGCGTGCGTAAAACAGCCAACCCGAACTGGAATATCCTTTTCCTCAAACATTACCTGGTTACTGCTGCGAATCTTGATACAGCTATTGGCTATATCAATAAAGGTCTGTACCCGCAAAGCGCCTCGTCGGTCTGGGAAATAACCAAAAAGTTTGTACTGTTTAGCGGTGGCGCATCTGGCACATATAACGACTGGGATGCTTACTACATCCCTGTGAAAAAGGGTGATCAGATCGAATATTTCGGTTCTGTTAATACAGCAACCGTAGGCGAGCTTAACGCCTGGCTGATTCAGTGTGATAGCGACAAACAATACGTTTCAGACCTTGCAACCAGTATTTCTACGGGCAACCCAGCGACTCAGGGTACGATGAAGGCCACGGCATTCCAAAATGGTTATATTTATGTCCGTGTGCGCAATAATACAAACCCCGTCTGGTATATAAACTTCTTTAAAAAGTACCTCGTAACCTCCACTGAAGTCGGTATTGCTGGCGGTGTTGCTGAATATGATGTACTTAAGGCAGTAAGTGACAACGGTAAAATAACTGATTATACCAAAAATGGTAAGTATTATGTTGCTGGTACGGTTATTTTAGATGATGGAACCGTAAATAGTAACGCCGGGAATGACTGGCTGGCTTACTATATACCTGTTTCAGTTGGCGATCGTGTAACGATGTCCGGAATATACGGTTCTGCAACCGTAGGTCAGCAGATGGCATATTTTAGCCAGCTTGATAGCAATAAAAATTTTATTAGACCGCTTTATATATACACAAGTACAGGTGCGTCTGATGTTCCGTTAACCCGTAGCGCAGTTGCCTCGCAGGATGGTTTAATGTATGTCAGGGTACGTCGTATCCTGGGGGGAGTAACACAGAGCTATAGCGTTACTGCATTCCAGCGCAGCTATAAAATTTTGCAAGATTTATACGCATTGCAAGCTGAAGTCGATGACCTTAAGAATCACGGCATTGTGCAGACGCCTTTCATCGGTGCGACTCTTCAGCAGTTACCGGTTAAACTTGATGTCCGGTTTAACTATAACTCTGCATCCTATGTTCAAGACAACGTCGTGAAAACTGGGGACTATACCTTTATTGTCGGGACAATGGAGGGGCAAAAGCCGGGAATACTCAGGCTAAACAATTTAACTGGTGCGTGGTGGTTCTTCGATCTTTCCACCATCGCAGGGAATCCTCTGGCATCACCGACAACCGGAGATAGCCATAATGTGTACTCCATTGGCGTAACTCGTGATGGATATATATTAGTTAGTGGAAACATGCACGTTAACGCATGTCGGGCTGTTATTTCGAACAGTCCGTATGATATTTCTGCATGGACTGCAATTTCATACACGAGTTCCACTGAGGTTACTTACCCGCGTTTCATCAAATACCCTGATGGCACCACACAGGCATTCTGGCGGCAGGGCGTATCCGCGGCAGGGCAATACTTCTCTGCAATTTTTAATGACACTACTCGCCAATTTAACCCGGTATTCCAGATTGCAGCGACTGACCTTAACGCGAACGCCTATGAGCAGCGTATCGGTGTTGGCCGTGATGGTTCTCTGCACTTTTGCTTTGGCCTTCGTGTGAATGCTAACGCGGCTGATGCTAACCGTGGGCTTTTCTATGCCAAGAGTACAGATAAAGGCCTGACATGGACTAACGCGGCAGGAACGGTAAGCTACCCAGCACCATTAACAGAGGCCAACAGCGAGAAAATCGCCGATATCCCTCTTTATACCGGTTATGTAAACCAGTGCGGTGGCACTTGTGATTTTAACAGTCGCTACCATACGACGCTGTGGCAGAACGACGAGAATAATCATACACAGATAGCCCATATCTGGTTTGACGGATCTACCTGGCAAAAAGAAATCGTCAGTAATTTTGATTTCAAAATGGATACCTCACAGCCGCTGCTGACGGGTTCGCTTAGTCGCCCAATCATTGGTTGCTCCCGCTACAACAAAACGTGGATCTTTTACAGAACCACTGAAATGGGGCGCGGTGAACAAATCAGGGCTATTGATGTGTCAACTCCTGGCGCGCCAGTTGAGCATATACTTGCCGGGTATAATGCTGGTTATATCGAGCTGACGATAAACACGGATATCCTCATGCGGGATAATAATGTGCTGATGCTTGCCACGCGGGGTGCCATAGGATTTGCGCAGCCTGACTACTCAAAATACATAGCAGAGACTGGCTATCTTATGCTGGCCGCTATGCCTTAATGGTCAGGATTCCGACCAGTGTACGCCTTACCCTCACATCACTAAATACAGTGATCCCCCAGGGGGTAAGGCATGCGAATGTTTAAGCTATCGGATATAGCCGCCGGTACGTCGTACGGCACATCCACTTTGAGCGGTGGCTACTGGCTGCTGCAACTTCTCGATAAGGTTAGCCCTAGCCAGTGGGCCGCGATCGGCGTATTGGCGAGTATCTTTTTTGGACTACTGACCTACCTCACCAATCTGTATTTCAAAATTAAAGACCGGCAAAAAGAGGCGCTGCGCGATGGGCAACAAGGCTAAGTTCAGCGCCGCGATGTTGGCACTTCTGGCCGCTGGAGCGTCTGCGCCGGTGCTGTTTGACCAGTTCATCAGTGAGAAAGAGGGTAATGCGCTGGTAGCGGTTGTTGATCCTGGCGGTGTCTGGTCATTGTGTCACGGGGTAACGGTTATCAATGGTAAGCCCGTCATTAAGGGGCAACGCGCAACCGAGACGCAGTGTAAGCAGGTAAACGCCATTGAGCGCGATAAGGCGCTGGCATGGGTACAGAAGAACGTTCATGTTTCTCTTACCCCGCCGCAGGCCGTAGGCATTGCCTCGTTTTGTCCGTACAACATCGGGCCGGGGAAGTGTTTCCCCAGCACCTTCTACCACAAGCTGAATGCCGGCGACCGTAAAGGGGCATGCGCTGAGATCCGCCGGTGGGTATTCGACGGCGGCCGTGATTGCCGGCTAACGAAAGGGCAGAAGAACGGCTGTTACGGGCAGGTTGACCGCCGCGATCAGGAAAGCGCACTGACGTGCTGGGGGTTGTACGAATGAACGGAAAAACAAAACTGGTGATTGTGGGGGGAGTGTTGGCAGTGGCAACCGGCATTTTCTGGGCTGGGTATATGAAAGGCTGGTACGCGCATTCTGAGCACGTAAACAGCCAGGCTAAAGAAAGGCTGCCGAAGCAGGAAAAGGCGGTAGCAGCAGGTGAGCAGAAGGCGGCAACGGCGAACGCTGAAGCCAAAGTGGTTTACCGAACCGTTTATCGTGATGTGGTGAAATATGTCAACGACCCGAATCATACTAAGTGCCAGTTTGATCCTGCTGCTGTGCAGCTGCGCCAACGAGCAATCGACGCGGCCAATAATATCCCCGGATTTGATGAACCAGCCGTGCAGACTAAGTAA